ATGACGGTGTTGACTATGCACACTTCATCGGTGCAGGTAACTTCGGTAGAGCAATCAGTGGTACACATCACGCATATGCTATACTGCAGAAGCGTTACCGTTCAGCTACAGTAGGACACAGCCACAAACGTGACATGTACTTCAAAGATGACATTGGTGTTAACGGTGGCATTGGTGCAGTAGTTGGCTGTTACAAAGGAGCAGCTGAGTCATGGGCAGGTCAGTCTAATGGCGAATGGTGGAAGGGCGTACTTATAAAGCGTAACATTATGGATGGTCAGTATGATGCACAGTGGGTATCAATGGACGTTCTTAAGAAAACTTATGGAGGCAAGTAATGGAGTTCGAAGTAACATTTAAAGTAAGGATGGATGCAGACCAGTTTGTATTAGACTTAGAACAGACTGATCGTGAAGACTTAGTTAAAGATGAAGTACTAGGTGTACTGTATGATCTAGAAGATGGTATCATAGAGTTCATGGAAGTAAATGAGGTGTCTGGATGACAACAGGTACAGGTAATTACTCTCAATGGGTAGAGGGTAAGATTATGACAGAAGGTGATACTAGGCTAATTGAAAACACCTTAGGTCTAATCGGAGAGTCAGGTGAGATAGCTGAGAAGATTAAGAAGCTCTTACGTGACAATACTAAAGTAGAAGCCCAAGACATTATAAAAGAACTAGGAGATGTCGCATTCTACTTAACTGCTCTGGCGAATTACTTCGGCAGTAGCTTAGACGAAGTGTTAGAACTTAACATGATTAAACTTAACGATAGACAAGAACGTGGTGTTCTTAAAGGATCAGGAGACAATAGATGATTAAACAAATATTAAACAGTAGAGCAAGACGCATTGTATGCAATGGTATACGAAAGACTATATCAGCACCATTCATATGGTTGTATCGTTTCTATAACTACTTACAAACATGGCAAATGCACAGGGATACAATCAAGCATCTCAATCGTTTGTCTAACAGAGAATTGAATGACATCGGACTAACTCGTGGAGACATCGATAACTTAGTTTGGATGAGAGAAGACTTTAAAGTACGTGGCGAGGGTTACGAAGCGAATGGTAATAAGTGAAGCACAATCCCTTCTACACGTCATGATGTTAATAGATAAAGAATTTAAATAAAGGAATAATGTATGAGTATTAAAAATCACCAAGGGCCAAGCCTAGGTATATCAGAAGAAATACACGCAATGAAGTATCGCTCTAAGGGCGAGAGCTTTAGAGAAGCTATGTCAAGAGTAGCTGACTCACTTAAAGATAGTGAAGATCATTACAATCAGTTTAGAGAAATCTTACTTGATCAACGCTTCTTACCTGCAGGACGGGTACAGTCTGCAATGGGTTCACCTCGCAAGGTAACACCTTACAACTGCTTTGTATCAATGACTATTGAAGATAGTATGGAAGGCATCATGAAGGCAGCAACGGAAGCTGCTAAGACTATGCAACTAGGTGGAGGTATCGGTTATGACTTCTCTACACTACGTCCACATGGAGCACTCATCAAGAGCCTAGACAGCCGTTCTAGCGGCCCTCTTAGCTTCATGGGTATATTCGATGCTTTATGTAAGACTATCAGCTCTGCAGGTCATCGTAGGGGCGCACAGATGGCAGTACTAAGGGTAGATCACCCAGACATCTTAGAGTACATCAAAGCTAAGAACAATTCAACTAACTTCACACAGTTCAATATGTCTGTTGGTGTTACTGATGACTTCATGACTGCTGTTAAAGAAGACACTGACTTTGATCTAGTATTCGAAGGTAGAGTATACAGCACTATCAGAGCTAAAGCTTTATGGGATGACATCTTACGTTCGACGTGGGACTGGGCAGAGCCAGGCATCTTGTTCATTGACCGTATCAATCGTAAGAACAACTTACATTATTGTGAGTACATCGCAGCCACCAATCCTTGTGGAGAACAACCTTTGCCACCGAATGGTGCATGTCTACTAGGTTCATTCAATCTTACTCAGTACATCGAGAAGAACATTGACTCTGGTTTTGGTTTTAACTTAGAGAAGCTAAAGCATGACATCCCTAACGTTGTACGAGCAATGGATAACGTAGTTGATAGAGCTACATATCCTTTACCTGCACAGCAACGAGAAGCTCAGAGTAAAAGACGTATGGGTCTAGGTGTAACTGGTGTAGCTAATGCTCTTGAAGCACTTGGCAATCCTTACGGTTCAGAAGGATTCTTAAATGATCTAGAAGAAATCATGGGTATCATCAGAGACACATGCTACAAGACATCAATAAGCCTTGCTATAGAGAAAGGTGCATTTCCATTATTCGAAGAGGAATATTTAAACAGTGACTTTGCTAAGACATTACCTGACGACATCCGTTCAGATATCGCTAAACACGGTATCCGTAACAGCCACTTACTTTCTGTGGCTCCTACTGGCACTATCAGTCTCAGTGCTGATAATGTAAGCTCTGGTATTGAACCAGTGTTCTCACACTTCTACGATAGAACTATCCAAACATTCGATGGCCCGATTGTAGAACGAGTAGAAGACTACGGCTACCGAGTATTCGGTATCAAGGGAGAGACTGCTGATGCACTATCAGTATTCGATCACGTCAAGGTTCTTAACTTAGCATCTAAGTATGTAGACAGTGCTTGTTCTAAAACATGTAACGTTGGAGACGATGTAACATGGGAGCAGTTCAAGGATGTATACATGGCGGCTTACGATGGAGGTTCATCAGGTTGTACTACCTTCAGGGCTTCAGGTAAGAGATTTGGCATACTCAATGCGGCAACGTCAGAGGATGCAGTAGTCGAACCAGAAGTAGAAGAAGATAACTTCATCGACGAAGGTGGAGCTTGCTACTTTGACCCTGCAACAGGTCTTCGTACTTGCGAATAACCTTGACAACTACAACATAAACATGATACAATTAGGGAGGTTCTTAACAGTTCCTCCCTTTTTATTAGATAGGAGAGATCATGACACAACAACGCCCAAAGACTAAGAATACTAAAAGAGAGACTAAGTACAAGGGTGCGTCTAATAAACGTACATCTGGTATACTACCTAAGAATGATAACCAGAAGCTATTGATTGATGCTATCAAATCATCATGTCAAGTTATAGTATATGGCCCTGCAGGTACAGGTAAGACATACGTTACTACTACAGTAGCGGCTGACTTGTATACAACTAAGGACATAGACAAGATTGTTATTACACGTCCTATGGTATCTGTTGGCAGAGAGATAGGTATCCTTCCAGGAGACTTAGGCGAGAAGGTAGCTCCTTGGGGCTTACCAGTTATTGATGTACTAATCAAACACCTAGGACGAGGTGCTGTTGAGACAGGTATCAAGAACGGCAACATAGACATGGCTCCTCTAGCAATGATGAGAGGACGTTCATTCGACAACGCTTTCATCATCTGTGATGAGGCTCAGAATATAACTACACACGAACTCAAGATGTTACTGACTAGGGTAGGCGAAGGTTCTACTATCGTACTCAACGGAGATGTCCAACAGACTGATCTAAAGGATGGCGATGGCTTAACTAAGATAACTCACCTAGCTAAGAAACATAGCTTACCAGTACCAATCGTTGAGTTCACATTAGATGATATCGTAAGATCAGATATCTGTGCTAGTTGGGTGAAAGTGTTTTATAAAGAGGGTATCTAATGCCTGACTGTTCATGGTGTGGAGACAGCACACTTAAAGGTTTTAAATGTAAATTATGCGGAGAGAAGAAGATGGCTAAGAAGAAGAATGAAGAAATAGTGAGAGAACCACAACACTACTCACGATGGGTAATAGAACCCATTGAATTTATAATGCGTAACAAGTTTGAGTTCTGGAGAGGCAACATAATTAAGTATGTCGTCCGAGCAGGGTTCAAGTCTTACGAAGGTAAGGATGCTGTAGAGTCAGAGATCATTGACCTAGAAAAGGTTATGCGTTACTCAGAGATGAGAATTAATCACTTAAAAGGAAAAGACAAGCTATGAAGTATGTA